CCCCACGACCCGCGGGCGTGCCCGAACGGGGCCTGCGCGCCGCGCGGCCCCGGACACCCCGGCTGCATGAACGAGAACTGCGAAGGCTCCGGCGACAACGCCGGGCAGGGCCGCATCGCCACGAACACGGCCCTGCGGCACGCCACCGCCGAGGAGTACGCGGCCCTGCCGCTCGGCCTGATGCCCATCGACGGCATCGCGCGCATCGCCGTGCACGCCTGCGACGACTGCGCCGAAGCCGCGTTCGCCCCGTTCTGCCGGCACCCGCCGCCCGAGCCGGCCGCGTGCCCGCGCTGCGGCGCGCTCGGCGAACAGCCCTGCCTGAGCCGCGACGGTGTGACACCGCGCACCATCGGCCCGCACGCCGAGCGCCTCGCCGCGCAGCCCGAGCCCGAGCACTGCCTGCACGCCCACCGGCCCGACTGCGGGATTTTCACCGACTGCGCGTGCGCCCACGACGACCCGCCGCCCGACCGGCCCAAACGCCCCGCCGCGCACGAAACGGGCCCGGACGTGAGCGCGCTGCGCATCCCCGAACCGTGGGCGCAGATGATCCTGCACGGCCGCGGCGTCCACTGGTCGCAGGTCGCCTCCGTCGCCAGCGTGTGGACGCAGGACAACCAGCCCGCGCTGCGCGCCGAGGTCTACCGGGCCGACGGCGCGGACGCGGTGTTCGACGCGCACGGGCGGCGCGTCACCGACACCGTGCTCATCCCCATCACCGCACCGCAGGACCAGGCGCCCCAAGGCTGAGCCCCGCCGGGCGCCCGTCGCCGCGACTAGGCCGGCGCAGAGGGGGGCGCGTGACCCACGCCAACCGGGGCGAACCGCGCTGCACCGCCACCTGGCCGATCACCGGACGCGCCTGCAAACACCGCCCCCGGCCCGGCGCCGACACCTGCGACGCGCACGACCCCGCTGGAGACCGCCGCCCCCCGCCGCCGCCCGACGAGGAACGCTGCACCGCCACCAACCGCGAATCCGGCGAACGCTGCCGGCTGCGCCACCCGCCCGGCGGCCGGGTCTGCGTGCAATTCCATGGCGGCGCACCCGCGCACATCCGCAAAGCCGCGGCCGCGCGCGCCAGGGAACAGGAGGCCATGCGCATGGCCGCGACCTACGGACTGCCCATAGAGATCACTCCCGAGCAGGCGATCCTCGAAGAGATCCACCGCACCGCCGGACATGTCGCGTGGCTCGAACAGCAGGTGCGCGACCTGGACCCCGACGACCTCATCTGGGGCGTCACGAAGGTCAAGGAAGGCGGCGACGACCGCGGCACCACCCAGGAAGCCGCCGCGAACATCTGGCTGCGCCTCTACCAGCAGGAACGCGCCCACCTCGCGAAGATCTGCGCCGACGCGATCCGCAACGGCATCGCCGACCGGCAGGTCAGGCTCGCCGAGCAGCAGGGCGTGATGGTCGCCAAGGCACTCAAGGCGATCCTCGACGGCCTGGAGCTGACCGCCGCGCAGAAAGCCCTCGCGCTCAAGGTCGTCCCCGAGCAGTTGCGCGCGCTGCAGGCCACCGCGCTGACCAACTGACCCAGGGGGCGGTGTGACCGCCACCCTGGACTGGATCGAGTTCGCGGCCCGCGAGTGGGAACCGAAAGTCCCGCGCTGGCCCACCCCGGGCGACCTCGCCGCAGCGATAGACCCCGGCACCGTCCAGACCCCGGCCCTCGACCTGATCGACCGCGAGATCGTCGACGCGTGGAACACCCCGAACGCGCGGCGGATCATCTGCATGCCGCCGCAGGAAGGCAAAAGCGAACGCGTCACGAAAACCGCGTCGCTCTGGCGTTTGACGCACGCCCCCGAGACGCGCCTGGGGATCGTCTCCTACGCGCAGGCTCTCGCCGAGGGCTTCAGCCGCGAGGTACGCAACCGGATCACCGCCAACGACGGCACCGAGGGCACACTCGACCTCGAACTGCGCATCGCCCGCGACAACGGCTCCGCCCGCCGCTGGCAACTGGCCGGCCACCGCGGCGGCATCGTCGCGGTCGGCGTCGACTCGGGCATCACCGGACGCCCGCTGGACGGATTGGTCATCGACGACCCGTTCGCCGACGACAAGCAGGCCGACTCCGCCTACTACCGCGACCAGGTCTGGGGCCGGTGGCGCTCGACCTGGTCCACGCGCCTCGCCCCGGGCGCTCCCGTCATCCTGATCATGACACGGTGGCACGAGGACGACCTCGTCGGGCGCCTGCTCGGCGCCGACGACGGGCACCGCTGGCACCTGGTCAACATCCCGGCCCTGGCCGACCACGACCCGGCCAAGGGCGAAACCGACGCGCTCGGACGCCTCCCGGGCCAATGGCTCACCTCCGCCCGCGGACGCACCCCGGCCGACTGGGAAGCGATCCGCATCCAGGTCGGCTCGCGCGTATTCAACGCCCTCTACCAGGGGCGCCCCTCCCCTTCGACGGGTAACGTGTGGCGCCGGCCGTGGTGGCGCTTCTACGAGCACATGCTCTGGACGCTCGGCCCGGACGGCTCGTACCGGGTCGAAGCCGACGAGGTCGTCCAGTCCTGGGACATGAGTTTCAAAGACACCAAGGGCTCTGATTTCGTGGTGGGCACCGTGTGGGCGCGCCGCGGCGCGGACGTGTACCTGCTCGACAAGGTCCACAAGCGGCTGACCTTCACCGAGACGCTCACCGCGTTCCAGGCGCTCACCACGCGCTGGCCGCAGGCGTCCGCGAAGTACGTCGAGGACAAGGCCAACGGCACGGCCGTGATCGACACGCTCAGGTCGAAGATCCCCGGCATCGTGGCGATCAACCCGACCGAGTCGAAGTACGCGCGCGCCAACGCCGTCGCGCCGTTCATCGAGGCAGGCAACGTCCATCTGCCCGCCCCGCACGTCGCGCTGCCCGATGTGGACCCGGACTCGCTGATCGACGAGGCGGCGGGTTTCCCCAACGCCGCGCACGACGACCAGGTGGACTCCACCAGCCAGGCACTGGCGAGGTTGCTCTTGGACGGCACGGGCGCGCAGGCGTGGATCGACTGGGCGCGGCGCAAAGCCGAAGCCGCCGCCGCCGGGCGCTCGCAAGCCCCGGCCGCCCCGGTCGGCGAAGCGCAACCGGACGACAAGGTCGACGCGCCCGGCGCCGGGCCGCTCGACCCGGTCGCGGCCCGGCAAGCCGCGCGCAACGCCGCCTACCGGGACCAACGCGACCGCTGGTAAGGGGGAAGCCCCGTGCCCGTGCGCGACCGGATCGCCGACGGCCTCACTCGCCTCGCCAAACGCTTCGGCGCCGGACCGCCCGCCGCATTCGCCGAAGGCGAAACCGCCGCCGGCATGGACGCAGGCACCCCGTTCAGCCCCGGCAAGCCGCTGCTGCCCTACGACGGGTACTCGCGCACCCCCCGCTCCCACGACTTCACCCCGCAGTACAACGTCTCCGCCCGGCCCCGCTCCCACGAACGCATCGCGTTCTCCACCCTGCGCGGACTGATCGACAGCTATGACTTCGCGCAGATCTGCATCTGGCACCGCATCGACTCCATCCGCTCCCTGGAACGCTCCCTGGTCGCGGCCGACGGGTACGAGGGCGACGTCACCGACGCCGTGAGAATCGGCGAGGCGTTCCTGAAAAAGCCGGACCGCGAGACCCCGTTCGACGCGTGGCTCGCCGAATACCTCTACGACGTGCTCGCCTACGACGCCGGGACGCTCTCGCGGATGCGCGACGGCCTGGGGCGCACCGTGGGGCTGCGCGTCGTGGACGGCACCACGATCGCGCCGCTGCTCGACGACTGGGGCAACACCCCCGCCTACCCGGCCGAGTCCCACGTCCAGTACGTCAACGGCCTGCCGTGGAACTGGCTGACCGAACGCGACCTGGTCTACCGGCCGTTCCGCAAGCGCTCCAACTCCCCCTACGGGCACGCCCCGATGGAGAGCCTGCTGCTCAACGCCAACACCGACCTGCGGTTCCAGGCCTACTTCCTGCAGCGCTTCACCGAGGGCAACATCCCGCGCGCCCTCGCCTCCGCGCCCGAGTCGTGGACCCCGGACCAGATCGAGCAGTTCCAGTCCGCGTGGGACGCCCTCATGCGCGGCGACCAGGAGATCCTCTCCCAGATCAAGTGGATCCCCGGCGGCGGCGCCATCGCGTGGAGCGACGAGAAGGATTTCTCCGACACCTT